CCCATTTATGAGTTTGTGTACCATCAAGCGTACCTGTGAAACCATACCTGTACTTTGTGTCATAGAGTTTAGTCATGATACTTACTAATGATTTAGACTTGAACTGATGTGCCTCGTCACCTATGACTACATCAAATCTGTCAAACCATGCTCTAGGTAGTTTGTATATTGATTGCCAAGTTGAGATTATGACTTGTTTTTTACTGAGTAAATCTTTACCTGCATAAATTTTGTGACAATATGTTTCTGCATCCCAACTGTAGTCTATAAAATCCTTATACATTTGCTCCACCAGTGAAGTGGTTGGTACTATAATTAGTGTTGACCTTTTATTTTCTGTGTGGTATCTTGTAATAGCGTATATCATAAGGGACTTACCTGACCCTGTAGGTGATATCAACAATCTTCTATTTTTCTGCAATGCATCAAACACACCCTCAATCTGATAATCACGAGGTTTGTATTTCGAGATTCCCGTTAGATAGTCCTTTACTCCCTCATGAGAGACTAATTCCGTCTCTTGGTACGGGAGGCCGTAATACTTGGAGTTCTCAAATTCGTAATCGTAATCGTATCTGCGACAAAATTGAACAATTTTATCTAGAAGACCTACGTAAATTTGAGACTTCTGCAGATTAAATAATCTTATTTTACCATCCCAATACTTTGATCTGTATTGAGGCATGAACTTAGCACCTGGCACATCAAATGTAAATTCATCTTGTAATTCATGTTTTATATGTGGGTCACATTCTATTTGTAAATATACTTCATTCTTCTTTTTTATAACGAGATTAGCCATAACCTGAAGAGAACCTTCGCCACTCAATAGCATTCTTTATTTGGTAGGTTCTATTAGAAACTTGTTTGAGTATCTCTTCAAGATACTTGAGCATGGTGTCGTAGTATTCAATCTTCAGTTTTGTCTTACTCAGTTTTTCATCTGAGTCAAGATATAACTTGAGGTCATCTTTATCTCTGACCTTGTAGGGAAAGGGTTCTTGAGCATATATGTCTGCTGTTGCTTTCCCTGTATAATACTTACGCCTGTCTAATAGACTACTGGAATATACTGCCTCATCACGCTTTCGCATTAGCAGTATCGTATTATATAGGTTGTAATACTTGGCGTGTAATTGTGGTATCTTCAGACTTTCAGTATCCAATTCATCTTGATTCATCTTTGAATCTTTTTCCCACATCTCCTGTATAGAATCGAGAGAGAGGGTGCTAGACTTTCTTTCCATTTACGTCAATCACATCAAAAATAGTATAGCGGAAAATTGCAGAAGCAGTATAATATTGTTGCTGTTCCTGTGTTGCATCAAAAGGAACTGCACTCAAGGATACTGGAAATATATCCTTGAATTTTATTTTGACACTAGGGTTGTAATCGCTGTTGAGTATCATAAGAGTAGCGTCAGATCTCTCATTAAAAAAATCACCAGAGACAGGTTCCTCAGGCAATAACCTATCAGAATCCTTTAGTTCTCTAAATTGAGATAGTGATTCTGGAAATCCAAGAGAAGTTATCCATTGATATAATTGAAGATAATTTTCCATATCTTCATCGACCATGAATGTGATACCAAGATCCCCATACTGCAACTTATCACCTGGTACTGGTATATCTTTGAGGTAGGTCGATTGATTTGCTGTTCCCAATGTGACCTCAGGTATATTTGCTGAGTTACAATAAAAATCTACCTTAGGACATCTATTCAATAAAAACTTAAAACCAACAACTGACAGGAAGTTTCTATTTGAAACCTCCTGATATTTCATTGGATGTACAGTTTTTCTTGTTGGCATTATGAAATTACTTTCACCTATTTATGCCCAAAACTCATCAAGAGTATCAAATGCTTTGTTCAAGTATTTCTTAGCACCTACACATTCCCACTCTCCCATCTCACCTATCTCGCATTTGTAATCTAATTCTCTTTTCAATTGAAATAATTTATTTGTCATGTCAACTTTTGAAAGTCTGCCATTCATCTTCTTAGCGTTTGAACGTAGTCCAAAACCTGTTGCCTTACATTCATAAGTTCGTTGAAACACTTTTGATTATGTGCACAACTTCTCAAGGCATGGTCTGGTTTGTGTACACTTTCTATGTATAAATCCAGTGCACGATTGAACTTTTGTGTTTCAGTTTCCTGATCTACGATAGCGTTTTGATCTTTCATATTTATCTATGATATTTGTAGGCACTGGTTTAGTGTTGCGACTTTTTGATCCTTCCATTTTTTCGCAGTCTCTTCCCACTTAGAACCAGTCTTTGATCCTGTTTCATTTTTTACCCACTTATCCATCCAATAACAAAGGAAAGGAACTGTTCTATCTAATCCACCTGCTTTGTTCCATGAACTTGTTTTATCTATAAACATCTTAGGATTAATCCACTCGACACATATTTGGGAAATACCGTCCATTTGTTTATCCATGGTAGTATATGATCTACTATTGATTCTTCTAAGACCTTCTAAAACTCTCTCGTTATCAGTTCCGTATTTCTTCAATGCCATGATACTCATGCAAAATAATGCCTGATCCCAACAATCAGGTTTAGTCATGATTTCATCCATTACCTTTATCTCTTCAAGAAAATAACCAGTATGTGCTACCATATTATCTTGAGTGATTCTTGATTGGTTGTATAAATCTGGTTGGAAGTAACATGCTGCTTTGTTCAATCCTGATAAAACCGAACCCTTCTTCAACTTTTTAGATTTTGGTGTGTATCCCCAAACACCAGATATAATACCATAGAACTTTTCTTGATTTCTCTCTAGACTATCGGGAGAATCAAATGTATTATATGACTCACGTATACGATCAACACTATCAAATGAGTATTCAGTTACATGCACATCTTTTGGTATGTTGTCAGAGAATCCTTTTTGCCAAAATAAATTTCGAGTGTTAGAATCAACTCTGAATAAATGACCTGCCTTATAAAAAGTTCCTTTGTATCCATCATCTTTTGTAAGTTTAGCAACAACGACAGAGCAATGTTCTACCTGCACTTTTGATAAATGTTTTCTTGCTTTAGGAATACGTGCTTCTGTATTTCTTTGACAAAATACTTCATCCAACTTAAAAAACTCTTCAGTATCTAACCAGTAGTTCCTAATAATACCACTACCTTTATAATCAACGGTTGGAACAATCTCTCCAGCACCGTTATCTCTTCTGACAACCATAACAGATACGTATTTTTAACATTATTATATCATAACATAAAAAAAAGTCAACCCCCGAAGGAGTTGACTTGAAAATATATAAGCGACTCGCTTACATAAGGTTTGTAACTTTTACACGTCTGTAGTATCTGTTACTGTTACCAGTAATTCTACCAAGACCTTGTGTAGTACCTTCAGCGAATGGGTTAGCAACCATACCGTATCTGGTTTTGAAACCAATCTTTGGCTGGAATGTGTCTTGTCCCACTGCTCTTACCATCTGTAGAGGTACATATGGGCAGTAGAATAGACCTGCGTCATAAGGAGAAGTACCCTTATAACCCATAACGTAGTACTGGTTAGCATCTAAGTTAGCAGCAAATGGGTCGATGAATACTCTGTAACGTCCGTTGAGTGTACCAGCGAATGTGTTACCTGTGTCATCAACTTGTAAGTTGCTGTTTAGTGCAGGTGTGTAGTCTAATTGACCAGCTGCTGTTAGTGCGGAGGCAACGTCTGCAGAACATAGGATAATGTTCCCCTTGCCTCGACGAGTTCTTTGTGCGATGGCGTTAGCATCTCTCTCTAGCTGGAAGATCATACCTTTGAACTTCTCAACCATCCATCTTCCGTTTGAGTCAGTGTCTAAGTCAAACACACCGCCTGTTGCTGTGTTTGTTTGAGCACCTGCTTCAGCAGACTTGTAGATTGTACGGATGATTTCTCTGTTGATCTCTGCAAGTATCTCTGTTGAGAGAATATTTGCAAGTTCAGCTTCAGCATCTAATCCGTGGATTGCTTTCAAGTCTTGAGCAAGTTCTAGACTGTACTCTGCCTTTAGAGCTCTTGACTTCGCAGTCACGCTGACCTTCTCGATTGAGAATGCCATCTCTCTAAAGTCATTGTTAGTGGTGTTATCCCCTAACTTTTCAAGATCTTGTGTCTTGAAACCTTGTCCAACTGAGTATGCGTTTTCAGAACCACCATTTAAGATAGATGGGTTTGTACCGCCTTGTGCAGTTGTACCGAAACCAACGTCAGAGTCACCATCTGTAGCACCAGTGTAGTCACCCTGTGTAAGAGATGCTGCATTGTTCTGTGCTGAGAATGCTGAATCTGGTTCGTTGAATAATGCTTCTGTTCCGTTCTGATTATCGAAGCGACTTCTCATCGCAAAGATAAGTCCAGTAGGACCATTCATTGGTTGTACACCAGCAAGGTCATATGCCACCAAGTTAGGCATAGATCTTCTGATCAATGAAATTAGAACTGGGTCGAAACCAGCTACAGGTCCACCAACAGCAGCACTACCAGAGAAACCTGGATTGCCTGTGCCTGATGGGTCTGTGTTTACTGTAGGAGGTGCTTCTGATAAGAATGCTCTCTCCTCTCTAAGAAATCTTTCTTGGTTTTCTAGAAGTTGAGCAGTAACTGCCTTTCTGTGATTATCGGTGATCTTGTCTAGACCTTCCGCTTCAAGTAAGGGTTGCCACTTCTTCTGGAGTTGTCCAGAGTTAAACATGGAATTTACTTTGTGTTGAATTTAAGTGTTGACTAATTGAACTGGGTCAGTGCTCGAAGGTATGCATCCATCGCTGCGGTATTCTCCACTACAGGAGCATCTTCAGAGATGACTTCTTGGGATTCGACGACAGGTTTCTTAGCAAAGTAAGATTCCTTAAGTGCGTCTAGTTTTTCCCTGTACTGTTCTTCACTCTCAAACTCAACTCCTTTAGATAGTTC